GACCCCAACCTTGGCAAGGTTGTGCTCTACCACTGAGCTATTCCCGCAACGAGAGATGGCGGTTGCGACCGGAACCGAGCCGGTATCGCGGCATAACGCTCTTGCTATGCACTAAAAATCCGCGAGTTTCACGGCTTTTCGTATTGTTTGGAGCGGGAAACGAGATTCGAACTCGCGACCCCAACCTTGGCAAGGTTGTGCTCTACCACTGAGCTATTCCCGCAACGAGAGTGGAGGCTGCGACCACTACCGCAACACCCCTTGAAACGCTTTAAAATTCTATGTTTTATATATTTTGATTTGTTGAGTTACCCCAAAAGTTACCCCGGTCCCAACAAATGAGGCGCCATTTTAAGTCAATACTCAGAGAAGATCAAGGAACATTTGGCAAAAGAAACGACATTTTTTGAAGCCATAAAAAAGAAAAAGCCCGTATAGAAGATAGTCGGCCCAATCTGCGGGAAATTTTTTTTCTTGAAGAAAAACTTTCAATTCACGTTCCACATGTTCCCAATGTGCCATCCGTCGCCTTTTTGGCGATCGATAACTCGCCGGCAACGTTGCGCTTTCCATTTTTGGTGACAATCGCTGGACAAATGATACCGATCGCCAGTGTTCGCCGGGCAATTTTTTTCCTGGAAAAAAACTTCTGATTCACGTTCCCGATGTTCCCACTGTGCCACAAGATAAGATATTTTATCTAACGGTGACGCAGCCAGAAGCCGCTAAGTTTTGCTACTTAATTATCGAGATCATAATTATTTCTTAAAAAGAAACAGTAACTTGTGCATTGTTTACTAAAAGATAATATATTTCGAATTTAAACAGCAGATGTTTATAAAGTCTTTATAAAACAATAATTAACGTTGTAGTTTATGCTTAATTATTTTAGCCACTAAACATCGTTTTTATAAAAAACCGCCATTTTGCTTATTATTTTCAGGCTGAAAATCGTTACAAAATTTTATTCTGACAGCATCGATAGAGTTCTATAAGCAACAATTGCCGAAGAAAAACAGATATTTTGTTGAATTTCTGCACCAAAATTGGGCGAAAATTGCGCGGGTGGGGAGGAGTGAATTTAGGCTTGTCGCCGCTTAATTACTAAGATATAGCTGATCACTTTTAAATTTATCATCATTTTTATATGAGCACCACATTGGTGCGTAAAAAATAAACATTGACATATTTTATAAATAATGGATTTTAATTTGTTTGGGTGTATTTGGGGTGACTATGAACTGATAGTTAGGAGATGGGCTTGCGCCATGCCAAGATCAAAGATTTGCTTGGCATAGCGCAATGGGTTGATCAGAATTCTGCCTTGGCCAGCGGATTCATGGCGATGGCATCCTTCAAATAGTCAGGCGCCAAATGGGCATAGCGCATGGTCATTTTGATGTCGGCGTGGCCTAGTATTTTTTGCAGCGTGAGGATGTTGCCGCCATTCATTATGAAATGACTGGCGAATGAGTGTCGAAGGATATGGGTCATCTGACCACGTGGCAAATCAAGATCGGTACGATCAACAGCTCTGCGGAATGCTCCGATGCAATTGGTAAAGACTCGGTCTTCCGGGTTCTTGTGGCCGGCCCATTTCATCAGCTCGCCGTAGAAGCGCTCCTCGATCGGTATCGTTCTAGTCTTTTTGCTCTTGGTGAACTCGTAGGTAACGAGCTGATTGTGCAACTGCTTGTACCGCAACTGCTCAGCCTCACCCCAACGAGCACCGGTGCGCAGGCACAACTGAGCGACATACCAGGTCGATTGGTTCTTGCACCCTTCCTTTATCTTCTCGAGCAAATGCTGGATCTGCTCAATCGACAAATACGATAGTTGCCGCTCCTGGACCTTGATGAAATCAACCCCAGCTAGCGGGTTTTCATAGTCGATCACCTTCAGCTTGCGCAGTTTATTGAACATCGACGACAGATAGCCATGATGATTGTTCAATGTCTTCTGCGAAATTCCTGATTGCAGACGCTCAAACCTGTATTGAACAAACTGCTCCGGCGTCAGCTCGCAGGCGACCGGATTCCCCAGAGCTGACGCCATATCCAACAGATTAGCGTGCCGTCTCTCGCCATCAGACAGATTGATACCATGGTATCGACGCCACAACTCGGCCAACTCTTTCACCGTGCGACGATCGGTAGATGTTTGCTGCTTCGCGGAATGCTTGGACAGATACTCTCGCTCAAATATCTCGGCATCAACCTTGGTATCAAACGTCTTTCGCGTTCTCGGAATTCCCTTCCGATCAACCTGAACCAACCATTTACCTTCTCTTATCTTTTTAACCGACATTATCGTCCTCGAAACATTTACGCACTGGCTCTATCAAACGCTTTCGATCGCTTAACCAGTCTTACTGGGTAATTGCTCGATCAAGTCGTTAACATGCTTTTTGGCTTGCAAAAGATCCGGGACAAACTCAAGGGCGCCGGTATCGTTTGGGAAAGCCCGCCGGCAAAGCGCTTCCCCGATCGCAAGGTAAATGGCCTCTTGATCGCGTTGCCGCTCCAGTGCGGTAAAGGCTCTTTGTTTTCCCTTCGATGCGACCAGAGCATGAATCATGTTCTTGATCGGATCGCCCGCCAAGGCGGCCACTTCATCCGCAAATTGTCCGCTTAAGTCGGTCGCGGTACTTTTTAAATATTCGTTTTGACCTCTCTTATTGCTTTTATAGTCGTCGGTAATAACCTCAATGGCGCTTTTTTGTGCTGCGATCGCCTCGCTAAAGATGTTGATCTCGTATTCTTTTTCGCTGATCTCGCGTTTTAGCTCCATGAATTGATCCGTCGATAATCTCCCGGTCGCCATATCCCTATGAGCGGTATTCAGCCTGCTATGCAGTTGTTGCAGGACATTTTTGGCGTCGGTAAGATCGTTTTCCATTTCGGCTATTTCCGACCGTTTTCCCTGTAGAACCTCATTGAAGTGTTCAGCGTTTCCCTTCGCTTCCAAATAGTCTCTCTTTTTTAAATTTAAATCGTTCATAAAATGGTTTTCCTTATATAGATAAAAAGGCTGCATGGGACCGCCATGCAGCAACAGTCTTGGCTAGATCAGATGTAAAGCAACGGATCGATTTTGGTAAAGAGCGGCTCAATCTTTTCCAAAGCCATGCTAAAGGCATGCAGGTCCTTATCCTGCTGATCGTGGTAAGCGGAGAATTCCTGAAAATCCGCCTTCAATGTTTTAAAGTCGTTGCCAATGTCGACAAGATTATCTGTCCCCAAATCATTAACAAAATTGTTGATTCTTTTGACGACTTCAATCATGCGGTTTTCGTATTCCGATAAAAACGCTTTTTTCGCGGTTTCGCTCATAGGTTTTCTCCTTGTTGTCAAACTAAAAATATTGGCGCGTGTATTTTTTGAAATGTCTTGAGTTTTCCAGTGTTATTTTCTTTTTAAGTTCGGTTATCCTCCTGCAAATATCAGCTCGTCGCGCAGCTTCGCGCCCGACATCGGCGAGCCGAAGTTGTTCACGGTCACATTGCCGACCGTGGTCGATTTGTTCGCATTCATCACGCTGGACATCTGCTTTAATATGCCGCCGCCCTGCGGCGACGCCTGCGGACCGGTGCTGACTGGACCGGTGCTGATCGGATTGATGTTAATACCGGGCAGCCCGTTTGCGAGGCCGATCACGTTGTTCAGGCCGGCTACGATCGTGTCGAACGGATTCAGACCGGACAGCCAGGCCTTGAAACCGGCCCACCATTGTTTCAGGCCTTCCCACGCGACCAGCGCATTATCGACCAGCGCGAAGACGCCGATCATTTCCAGGAAGCGCCCGCCGAAGTCGATCACGACCGCCGTCCATTGCTTCCAATACACGACGGCGGCGACGACGCCGGCGACCAAGGCCGCGATGCCAAGCACCCACCAGGTGATCGGATTGGCCAGCAGCGCGGTCGTGAATGACCAGATGGCAGGAATAGCCCCCCATACTGCCTTCGCCATATCCCACAACGGTTTAAAGATAAGATCTGTCGCGGTTTTCCACCCCGTCGTCATCACGGTGGCATATCCTGTGGCAATCCCGAACAGAGCAATAGCACCGATCGAGCCGAAGATGATTCCCGTGGCAATGCCGATATATTTGGCGATCTCTGTATTCGCATGCAGCCAGGCAATTGACGACGTGAACGCTTTGTTGATCGACTCTATGGCGGGCATGATAACGGGGAGAAACTCGGTGCCGATGGTAACGCTGATCGCATCGACGCCGGCCTTCATCTTCGCCCAGGGGTCCGTCATTGCGTCAGCCATTTTTCCTAGATTTTCAAGGCCGTTTTCTTTGCCTATGGCATCAATATTTTTCCTGATTTCGTTTACTTTTGGTGCAAGCAATGTAATCAGTTTCGTTGCATCCTGAGAGCCAAATGCGTTTGATAAAAGATCTGTTGTAGCGGTTTTTCCGAGATCCTTATATTTGTGATTAATTCGATCCAAAATATCGACGATGGGTAACATATGCCCACTGGAGTCGGTAAATTTCAAATCAAGTTTTTTCTGCGCTTTTCCGACGCCCGCTAGAAATGCAGTATATTTAGTCGCAGCGTCAGAACCTGGCATCGAGGCCTGCAATTGGCCCAAAACACCAAATTGCTCTGCCATTGCAATACCGGCCACCGTAGCGCTAGCCCCAAGAGTGGTAAAGGAATCGGACATTTTTTTTCCGTCCGATTTAAAGATATTGATCGCCATGGCGGATTGCGCAGCCATCTGCTCGATCCATGCCGACTTGCCCATTGCGTCCGCGTTTTTTTGAAAAATCCCGTACATGGTGCCGACATAATTGGTAATGTCTGCCACGTTGGCCTTAGTGCCCTTTGCCAGCAAGGCCGACACATTGGTAAATGCGGAAAGTTCATCCCCGGTAAGCGATGAAATCGCGCCTTGAATGTCGTATGAAGATCGCACGAAATCGGCCGCAGACTCGCCGTATTGGGTGCTGAACTTCAGCGCGGTATCGCGCAGCTTACTCAGCGTAGCGTCGGCGACGCCAAGGCTCTTAACCTCCCCGAGCGCTCGCTGCATATCTTTAGTCGGTTCGAGCAGTTTATCCATGGAATACGCCGCTCCGACCAAACCAGCCGCCCCCACTCCGATTTGGGTAAAGCCTTTTTGAAAACCTGCTGATGCCTGATCTACCGCTTTCATCACCTTGCCCATCGGCCCGGAAACCCGATCGGTCAGGCTGATCATGAAATTTAGATTGTTAAGTGCGATGCTCATAAAACTCCTTAATTAAGTGATAAATACATAATTCCGTTGAAATTTATTTCTTGTTTGCCATCCGGCGGTTTTTGAGCTTGTCAAAAAGCACGTCAACAAGCGAACACAGATGCAAATAAATCACGTCCTCTTTGCCAAACTTATTTCCGAAAACATCGATGTCTTTCGAAATGCGCGAAATTTCCCGCTCAGTCTTTAAATTAAAGCCAGGTGTGTTTGTTGTTAGCATTCCCTTTGCAACCACCTCGAGCTGATCGGTAATATTTTTGAGAAGCTGATCTTTTTTATTACTCATGCCGTACATCCTTCTTAACCACGCTGGGGGGGGCCTTACAAGCCCAAAAAATCTTTTCAAGCTGCGCCACGGTCCTCATAAATAACCTGCGGTACAGCAAATTCTATTTCTGCGAAATTACCCGTTCGAAAAAATCTTTCAATTTTGTAAATGGCTGATTTTATTAAAGATGAAATTTTGAAAAAATTGTGGAGTAAAAAACGCATTTTCGGGTGTACCAACTGTCCCACTGTACCAAAACTCAGTAAACTCGCGGCTTTGAGGGTGGTACAGTTGACTTGCAGAGTGGTACAGCAAAATTGCCATGACCTGGCGTTTTTTACCCGTATCAATTTCATATTTGGTTTAGTTGGTATATTTCGGTACAGTTAATAAAAATATTGCTGTACCACTTAAATTAATGTTTCTAAATGAGATTTTTCACCTGGTACAGTTGGGACACCACCAAGACTGGTTAAATCTTTTTATTCGGCAAGGTGGGTTTCTGGAATATCGAGCAAATCGGCGAACCGCTGTACCAACTGCGCCCGGTCCGGTAGATAGTAAAACTTGCCATGGCCTCTGTCTGATCTGCCTCTAACCTCTATATTCATTCTTGCCATCATCCGGCCGACGACATTTCTCGCGGCAGCCTTGTGGATTTTTTCGCCATCTTCGGCGCTCCACGCAATGAATTCGTCAATCAATTCCGTGGCCGTTATGCGTGCCCTGCCACCAAAAGGCTCCGGCCGCATAATTTCGGTGAAGAAAAAGCGGTGGATGCCGCTGAGATTTTCAATTTTCTCCGCGATCAGGGCTTCGGTTTGCGGGCATTTGTACGGGTTAAAATCGGAGATATCGACCTGCAGCAGGTAATGAAGCAGTTTGGCGGCCCCCTCGTTTTTGATCCACGCCCACAGCGTCGAGAAGTACTCGGTATCTTGGGCCCGCGCATCCGAGGGCTCCAGCACCAGATATCGCCGCTCACGGATGCCGGCATTCAGCACTTTGGCATGGTTGCTGGCGAAGATTAGCCTGCAATAGTTCGGCAAGGGCTCGATCTCCAGGCCTTTTCGTTCTAAGTTCACGGTCGGCTCTGAAATGATGCCTTTCAGCTTGTCGGCCACGTGCTTGTCGGTTAATTCCACCTCGTCGGCAAAAATGAGTAACCGGCCCGCGACCAAGCCGTTGAAGCGGCCGGCAATCGCATAGGCCCCATTGGTCTTGTTGCCGTGGACGCCGAGTATTTCCAGCACAGGCTCGACCATCGTGCCCTTGCCGGTGCCTTCGACCGATTTCAAGACGATGGCCACGTTCGGCTTTTGCTGGGGACGCTGAAACAAATGCGCCAGCCATTGCACCACGTACTTGAACGCCACCTTGTCGCCAGCGCAAATGATGTATTCCAGATGGTATAGGTAGGGTCCGCACTCTCCTCCGATCGGCTCCACTTTCCAGCCTTGGAAGAGGTTGAAAACGTCTTTCGGGCAAGCGTTCGGGTCCGGGAAAAAGCCCGTCCCGCTCGGGAAATAGCGTTTTCCAGGCCACTCCAGCCAGGCTTTACCGGCGTTTTTGCGCTTGCCGATCCCTATTTGCCGTTGGTGATAGAACCGCTTAACGAATTCACCCGAGCTCTCGAAGGTAAGGGTTGCACCTTGCACTTGGCAAAATTTGTAACTGGCGATGAGGTTCTTGCCGCCCAGAAAAACATGCGCATGCAAGGCGTTTATTTTTTTCATGACTTTGAGGTCTTCATCACTGAGCGTCGTTCCGTCAGGAAGCTCATTGACCTCTTGTTTTGCTTGGATTTCGGCTGGTTTTTCGGCGGCCTGATGAGCCGCTTTGATCCGGGCTTTTTCTTCCTTGAACAGCTTTTGATTGTGTTTGGTGATGTCCGGACTCCAGGCGAGCGCGGCCGCCCAATCGCCGCCGCAGGCCAGCAGCCGGAAGCAATCGAAAGCATCATGCGCAAAGCCGTCGTTCAATACGTCGCCGCCGTGTGAATAGACCCGCTCCAGCCCGTCGGGGAAATCGCTTAACAAAACGGCCGCCGGCGCTTTCGAGGCGCTGCCGGGCCGGATGAAGCGTTTTCCGCCGGACGGCTTATAGCCGTTGTCCCGCAATACGGATGCCACGGTTCTGGATTGGTTGAATTCATGAATCGGGTCCCGCGTTCCGGCCAAAGCGTCACTTTTCCGCGGTGGGTTTGGTGAAACGTTTGCCGGCCGATCGGCGGCGCCCAAAGCGGACGCCAAACAAGGCAGCCACGCGTCCCAATGGGTGAGCATATCTAGCAAGACGTCCGGAATTGCCGGGATTGCGGCCGGATCGCCGATGAATTCGTAAGCGCCGCCTTCGGGATGCCGGCCGAAGATCACGTCCTGGCAGTTTCCGCAGCGCAGTTCGAAAACGACCTGGCCGCCCTGCTTGAATTGCTTGAGGCCGACTGACTCGACATCCGCTGGCAGCTTGAACAATAATTTCCCGCGATTGGGCTTCGGGCTTTTAATCTCCGCCCGGTCCGGCGCGTTTAGCCATTCGGAAAGGCGAATATCCGCGACCTCCTCGAAGACTTTGGCGGTCAACTGGACATTGTCGAGATCCAGTGCCAGCGTTTGGCTGGCCCCGTGGTAGATCCCGAAATTGCAGCCCTGGCTGTTTTTCAGAATAGCCGGGTCAGTAGAGTAGCCGGCCGGATTCTGCGCAGTTCTGGGCTTGTTCCAGCCCGTAGCGCGCGGCGCTTTGGTGGGTTTGCCGTCGACTGTCGGGATTTTTACCAGCGCCAGTCCGGCAGCACCGCAAGCTGCAAGCAAATCGGTTCCATGCTGGCCTTTTGATTTATCAGGGCTTATCGCCGATTGTTCGGCGGCCATCTCGTATCGTGCAGACTGAGAATCATCCATAACGCTTCTTGTCTCTCCATGATTTGCCATTTCGGCATTTTCGAAAATCGTCATTTTTCGCGTCCTTGCCGGGCTGGCCCTGCCGGCCGCTCGGGCTGTGAGAGCCTTTGCGGTCCAGGCAGGGTAATATGCCGGCGCGTCTCGGGTTAGCGATCGCCGGCGTTAAGCCTGTTGCGGTTCTTTTTTGCTGGACAGGCAAAACGCCTTGACCACGCTGTTGATGTCGGCTAATTCGTGCTTGATGCTCATCAGCGCGTAATACACCGAGTCGTCGCTGAGCCGCGGCGTGTCGGCTTCGGCGAATGCGTTGCCCAGCATCGTCAGCACCGCGTCGGCTTTCTGGCCCATGACGTTAACGGTATCGCTTAAGCCCAGCGCATCGGGCGGATCCGAAAACAACCCGAGACGGTGGCCGAGATCCGGCCGGGTGTCGGTCTCATCGTCGTCGAAGTCGTAAAAAACGTCCTGGACACGTTCGACGGCCATAAACAGCGCACGCAGATCGGTCTCGGCCAGCGTGCTGGTCTTGTCGGCCTGCCGGCACGCGTCGAAGGCTTCGGAAAGGGCCAGGAACGCGGCGCTGACCGCCTCGAAAGGATGGTTAACGGGATCGGTTTGATAGGCGGCGTTGCCGGTTTTAATGCCCAGTTCCCACAGAGCCGATTCCAGCACGTCGAACAAGGCGTAAATCCAATCGCGCAGCCTCTCGTAAGCGGAGGCTTTCAGTTTGCCCTGGGCGTAAGCGGCCTGGCAGGCATTAAACTGGATTAACGCATGGCTGAACACGCCCAGCGCGCATTTGAGCGCGACCGGCAAGCGGCTGGCGGTTTGGCGTTTGCTCAGGGGGCGGGCGGCGAAGGCGGTGGGCCGCAATACGTTGGTGGTTTGGTTGGTCTTTTGCTGCATGGCTTAACCCTCCATCCTGCCGGCGAATCGCTCGAACAGCTCGCCGCCGTTGTCGAAGTATTGATGTACTTCCTGACGGGTTGCGCGGGCGTCCAGTTTCAGGACGGCCATGCAGTCATCGAACAAGGCTTTATCCAAGCCCCGCAGTGTGATCAGATTGAAAGGGAACCGGTAGCCGTTATACAGCCCGAGCAGGAAACGGCGCACGGTTGCCGCTTGGCCGGTGTCGCCGTCGGCAATTTTGGCAAGGCGGATTAATGCGGGAACGCCAGCTTCGGTGACAGCTTGGCGCTCGGTCTCTAAATCACGAATTTGTTGCAGGAAGTCATTAACAGCTTCCGGTTGCTGGGTGGGTTTTAAGGTGATTTGGCCCTGAATTTTGGGCGCATTTGGGGCTTGATTTGTCATGATAGACTCCTTGACAGTGGTTAAGCCACCGCACGGAGCTACCAAACTCTGGGCGGCGGATGACGTAGCAGGTTGGTAGACCGGGTCAAGGATCCGGCGAGCCTTGCGACTCCCCACCACGCCACCCGCCATAGAAGACGGATTTTGGGCGTAAAAAAAGCCATGCGAATTACGGCGCATAGCTCTTGCGCCTTGACTGAACGGGCTACCAAACCCGACACTCGTTTTTTGCGAGTGCGGAAACAGCATAACGCTGGCGGGGGATGCTGTCAACCGGATCATGCGGAAACCCCTTCTTCCAATGAAGCCAGCAAGGCGCGTATTTCCGAGACAGGATAGACACGGCACCGGGGCGACAACAGCTTGCCTTCCGGGTATTTCCCGGACTTGACGCCATCAAGAAAAGTAGTCTTCGAAATGCCCAGCAAAGCCAAAACCGAGGGCAATCGAACAAAGCCTTCGGCCGGCAGAGGTGCGGGAATATAGGTGATTTTGTTTCTTGGTTTTTGCTGTGGTTTTGCGGTATTTACTGACATTGTTTGCGCTCCTCCGCGCTTTTCCGTTCAAATGCGGAGTCATCATGTCAGTTTTGTTTTCTTACTTCATCGCAATTGCGAAAAAATCGATGCAATTGCGAAATTTTCAGATGCTTTCCTTTAAACTTCTTTTCGCTTCTGGGAATAAATGTGAAAGAGTGCTTTTAGAAAGTCCAAAATATCCCTTATATCGTTTATCAATGGCGTCCAGTAATGCCCCTTGATTTTTAAAGTCTTGATGTTTAAACGTATTCTGAAGTTTTCCAAAAATGTAATTCAATAAAATGCCAATGAGTTTAAGATATTTTTCTTCATAAAAATCAGTATCTTTTAACTCTTCATTGTCTGACGGGGCGTCTATAACAGAAAAATCATAAAAATACTCTTCAATCTCTATATTGAATGAGTCACAAGTTTTTTTTATGGTATCAATAAATTCAATTTTATTTGAAAAGCAAGGATGGTGTTTAGCCCCAGGGAAGTCGCCGCTTATGGCGGAAATAAGTACAGAAATAGTGTTTCTGTACGTTGTGATCTTTTTCAAGTTTAATGGCTGTTCTGATATTACTGAAGTTGCTTTACTTGTCTTGTCAATAATAGCCAAGGTTTCATCGGTAATCGTTTTATAAAGAACCAGATCGTAATGGAGCTTTCCTTTTTCGGCCAATTCAGGTTGTCGTCTTAACCGAAGTTTACTGTATCGATTCGTCGCGATTTTGAAATAACAGCGATCGAAAACTTCATCCGATAACAATCCTTTGCCGACCATTTTGGTAAACGCTCCATCATGATGGCGAACTGGAAATAACCGTTCAATTTTAAAATCGGTCAGGTTTCCGGTCCTTTGGAAAAGCTTTTCATCCGAGTCTGTCAGAACGAAAGCGCCTTCAAGCGAATCGTTCGGTCGGTAAAATTGATATCCGATATGCTGTTGAGATTTAATGTAAGTACCCCGATCTTCTGCTTTAATCAGGTGTATTGGGTGTCCTTGGTCGTCATCGACAAACCAATCGCCAT